CGTCAAGGCGTCAATGCCAGCGACGAAAAGCAGATTCTGGATGCTGACATTGTTCGCAGCGAGCTTGAAGTCAGCCGTCACGGCTGTGGTAAATGTGAAAGTCGGACGATCGGCGCCAGCGCCGAGGCCGATTACGGTAACCCCGGCGACATCAATATCAACGGCGGAATCCGCGATCAACGTCTCGGCGTGACCGGGTTTGAGCATGATGAGGTCGCCATTATTGGCGGTGCAGCGTCCAACTGCATAGTCAAGCGTGGCGAATGGACGCTCGCGTGTGCCTGCGTTGCCATCGCCGCCACTGCCGGAATCGACCCAGAAGATGTTGCCGGAATAGCTGTTCAGAACCGGCATGCCGAGAATCTCGACGCCGTTCTTGAACCCGTTGGGATAGTGAGTAAATGTCATGAGAGATCACAGCGCGGGCAATCCGCACTTTCCTTGTGATAAGGCCCCGTCGCCGGGGTGATTGATGGGGAAAGAAAAAGGGAGCCCGGAGGCTCCCCTTACGCACTCGATGTTACAGAACTCAGCCGCCGGCGCCGGGCACGCCGAAAAGCGAGCGCGGATTCGTCACGCCGAAGGAATAGCGTTCCGTAGCCTTGTAGCGCATGTTGCCGGTCTCGAAGTCGCCTTCGATGCCGCGCTTGACGGGACGGCGCTGGAAGTGCTTGGCCCCGTCCGGAACATCCGTGGTGAAGAACCAGCTATCGGCGTCCGACAGATAATCATTGACGCAGAAGCCATCCCTGATGACGTTCATGTCCTTCACGGCGTTGGGGTCATTGTCCGCCGTGCCCACACGCTTGGTGGAGTTCAGGATGCGCTGGGCGTTGTAGATTTCCGCCCGAGGCACGACCAGTTTCTTGACCTGGCACATGATCGGGATGCCGCGGTCATCGACGAATTCGCCGATCTGGATGGTTGCATCTTCAATGGACGCTTCCGCCAAGTCAGCCGCCGATAGCGTGTTGGAGAACACACCGCCGCCCCACAAAGGATGGGATGCGTTGAACACGGACACGGCATCGCCGGTCAGATAGGTGGAGAAGCCGTCATTGAGCACTTCCGCGCCGTTCACTTCCTTGGTAAACTGCAGGGAGCGCGCGAGCGACTTGGCGTATTTTGCGCCGATATCACCATAGAGATTGTCTTCCATGGCTTCTTCGGTGAGCGCAAACGCCAGACCGATCGTGTCGTGGTTGTAACGCGCCGTCCAGCTTTCGCCACCTTCGTCATAGGTGATGGCAGAGCCTTCAGGTTTGTTGACAGCGCCACCCAGACCGACGAGGAGCTGATCTTCCTCGAACGCCTTCACGGACTTTTCGACCGTGTAGACTTCACGCCACTGTTCGGGGTAACGCTTGTATTCCATACCGAAAACAGTGTTCAGGCCATCCTGAAGCTGTTTGCGGAATTGTGCGCGAGTCATTGCCATTGGATTAGACCTCCGCTACAACGGCGGCAGGACCGCGCTGATGTCTGAAAGGACGAACCTCGACGATCGCAAAGGCTCCAGTCGTGGAAGGACCATGACCGGAATCGGATCGCGCAGGCTCGGCGAGGATGGCGGTGATCTGGAACTGGTTCTCAGATGCACCCGTCACCAAAGCGGCGTAGGACTTTCCTGTCGCCGTGTTGCCTGCCGGGCTCGGATAGGTGTCAAGGTCGGCGAACTGCCCGATGGCTGCCTGCGTGACAGATGTATCAATCTGCATCTTGACGTAGATATTGGGATCGTCATTGATCAGGGCGGTTGCATCGGCGGAGTCCAGGGTTACCTGCCCTGACGCCCACTGGTTCGCATAGATCTGCTCGCCAGCGACATTCCGATACTGCACGCTCTTGAAGATCCCAAGGACCAGGGCCGAAGAACCGGCCCCCGCCTTGTCGATCGTGCCATCCGCTGCCATTGCGACCCAATCACCTTCGAAGATGTTTGAGGCAAGGGCGGATGCAATGGGATAGGCATTCAGCCTTCCCGAGGTGCCGCCAGAGCTGTGTCGCGTGACAATAGCTCCGAACGGCGCGTCAATATTTGCCATGTTCAGATTTCCTTAATCGTCTTGAAGAACAGGGCGTCTGCCCCGCTCGATCTCACGACGTTCCTCGATATGGATCGGGGGAAGGCCGCGCCGCATGTTCTTTGTATTCTGGCTGGTGATTGCCTCGGACACGGCCGCCTTCTGGCGTTGAACCTTTGCCCGGACGGCTTGCCGCGCACGCTCGCTCAATTGGATTGGGCGTTCGCAAAGCATCATCCCGCCGACATAGATGCAGTCGGGACCGGATGAGTGTTTCATGACAGGGTAGAAATGCTGATGCTCCGGAATGGTGGACGGATCGCGCGGCATCCAGCCCATGCGTCTCTGCTTCTGCAGATTCATGAGATCCTGGTTGTCGCGGTTTTCGCACCTGATCCAGCGTTGATCGAACCCTGCCCGCGGCTCCGGAGTCTTCAGGTTCCGCCGCGAGAAATCGATGTCCCAGCCCGGATGCATCGGAGCGTCACTGTCGCCCTCATGCATGCCGTGCATGGTCAGTTCATTCCCGTGGATGGAGCTGTAGTCTCCTGCCTGGCCATAATACAAACCGTCAGCTTTCCCAGCGTGCTGACTATTCGGTTCCGAACCCATCGGTTCCTGCGGCGCATCCTGAAGCCGGTCTTCCCCCTGGGCGGGGATGTCTTGTGATTTCGTCTGTGCTCGTGCCATGATGATCAGCCTCGCATATAGGGGGTTTTGTTCGCCTTGTTGCGGGCGAACTCTTTGAGCGTGTCCTTGTTGGAGGTGTCCAACTTGAGCGTTCTCATCATGCGGAGATCTTCGGCAGTGAGCTGAACCTTGTTGCCCGGATTGGGTGGTGAGCCGTTCGAGGGCTTGGCGCCGGCAACGGGCGAACCTTTCCCGCCGCCGCGCTGCCGCTGGCCCGATGCCGGCGGCTTGCCATCGATATGGCGCACGCCGAGGTTAGGGAACTCTTTGTTCATCCGTCTCGTCATCTCCTTGTAATAGTCTTCCGTCTGCGGGTTGCGGCCGGACGCTGCCATCTCCTTGTCAAGTTCCTTCAGGAAGGCGAGATGTCCGCGCTTGGCCGGATCGTTCATCCAGGCGGCGTTGTGCGCCTGCCAGCGGGCGGCGAGCTGGCCGCGAGCCTTGACCCCGCCCGTATCGCTTCCGCCGCCTGTGTCGGTCTTCTGCGGCTTCTCAGGCTCTTTCTCGGCGTTGGCCTTGACAGTCTGAATGCTCTTGCGGATATGATCGATCTGTTCGATCTGGCGCTTGAGGGCGATTTCCTCACCAGCCTCGCCGTCGTCGCGGGCGCGCTTCAGCTTGTCGGCAAGCGCCTCTTCCTTGGAGTTCAGGCTTTCCAGCGTGATGTCCGCCATCGTGGCGATGTGCTTGCGGCCTTCAGCACTGGATTTAAAAGAGGTCTCTTCCTGCTCGGCCAGCTTGCTCTGAAGCTCGGTGAGCTGGGCAACGAGGGTGGCGCGCTCGGCGTCGGCCGCAAGCGGCTCGTCTTCTTCCTCGTCGTCGTCCTGCTCGTCGTCACCCTTGACTTTCGGCTTGGGGTCTTCGACAGGCTCGTCGTCGAATAGCTGGAACGGCAGGCCGGCATCGTCATCGATCTCGACTTCGGGATCGAGATTGAGAACGCCATCGGGCAGGTCTACGAAATCGTCGTCGTCGAGTACTTTCTCTTTAGCCATGAAAAAACCCGCTCAAAGGCGGGCTCCTTGCTGTTAGATTGTTGTGGTTGCGCTATGCGTTCACGTTGTTATTGGCCACGTTGAACAACTTGCTTATTACGGCCAATGAGTGCCCACGAATCCGGGTGGTCCAGAATCTCCTCTGGCACGAGAGCTACTGCAGGAAAGCTCCACTTTCGTTCTGGCGTTTTGCCCATGCGCTCTAACGTATCCCATTGCTTTTGGCCGCAAATCAACAGACACCCAGCGCTTGGCATGTCGTCATTCAGCAGCTCAATCGCGTCTTCTAAGCTGGCCTCAGCCAGATCAGCATCGACTGGCAAGCGAAGGGTTTCGGGTACTAGTGGCGCGATCATATTACCTCACACGTAGAAAACGTACTGGCCAGCCGTCTCGACATCGACGAACGACGTGATCCAGTCGTCATTGATGACGAGAATGTTCGCGCCCTTGAACTTGTAGCGGTGCGGCGAACGGGAGGCGTAGATGATCAGATCGCCGACCTTAGGCGTGTCTTCATCGGAGAGACCGAGTTCCTTCCAGCGCGGGTGCTTGAAAGCGCATGGACCCATTGCTACAATGCGGCCGATGCAGTTCAGCCAGTTCTGGGCGTCCACGCTTTCATCGGGAAGGTAGATCACGGCGCCGCCGCTGGTCTTGATCTCCTTCTTCGGCTTCACCGGCATGACCAGGATCTTGTAGCCGAACGGTCTGCCTATCCCTTCGGGGATCGCATCGGTGAGATCGTTGAGCCCGAAATCGTCTTGCGGCAGAGTGATAGCGAGATTACTCATTCGTCCTCATCATCATAACGTTTACGGAATGCTTCCTTGATTTCAGCTTCGGCGGCTTCTAGAGCATGAAGCTTGCCGGTCAGGTAACGGTAATGGGCGAAATCTGAGCACGTGCCTTTAAGGATCACCTCGCGGTGGCGGTCCATTTCGTGTTCGAGGACGGCGTAGCAGAGGTTGGCGATGTCAATGTCTGCCATTACACCTCGCCTAGGCCAAGCATCGCCGGAGCGCCTTCATCGAAGCGCTCAGCCTGCATGATTTCGCCGGGCTCATCCTTGATCGAAAAGCGCATTGAGGCTTTCCAGCGATGTTCGACATCCTCATCGGTGAATGGATCTTGCGCTACAATGACCGATCCATCCTCCAACTCGCGTGCGCCCACATCTTTGCGGATGATCGTCAGTTTGTCGCCACGGAAAAGCTTGAACGCATCCCGCAAGCGCTGCTCACCACGTTCCTTGGTGATCTCGATTACGCTGGCTTGCACTCCGGTCCATCCGTCTGGATTGGTGGCACTGACGACAAAAACAACACCAAACTGACTCACGACTGGACCTCGCCTTCCACAGTAAGCGGCTGGATTTCAACGGTGACGTCGGTTTTCTTGCTTGGTGGCCGGTAATAGTATTCATATTCGTCCATGACCCAACCTGCAGGGACGGAGATCAGATTGTCTTGAACATCCTCAATCCTAATCCAACCATCTTCAACAGCTTTTAGAGAGCGCTCCTGACGCTCAAGCTCAGTAATTTCATCGTGAACTTCAGATGCGGCTTCGCGTAGCCAAGCAAGTCGAACCTTCAGCCCATTAAGCCGCTCTTCAGGCGTCTTCGTTATTGCCGCGCTCGACTGAAAACTCGCGCCCATCTTTTTCTTCCCATATGGTTTTCCACAACTCGGCGAACGTCAGCGCCATGTCCTTGGCCGTCCCGGCGAATTCATCCGGCGGCACCGTCGTTGCGCCGCGCTTGTGGAGGAACGCACGCGCCTGGCGGACCTCAACGCTAGTTGGGCTGCCAGGCCGGGTTCGGGACATAGGTCAAACCAAGCGTTTCACACAGTCTCCGCGATCCGATACGATCTGCCCAGTCCAGTCCCGCACGATTACAGCGCCGCCAAGCACGCAGCAGTTCTCGCGCATACCCTGGCATCGACTCCAGATCGGCCATCCAGCGTCTGACGGTACGGGCGCTTACTTGCATCAGCCTTGCAACTTCCGTTTGATTGAGATGCAATTCGGCAAGTATTTCGTCAAACTCGGCACGATCCATCAATTCGGCGCCCCGTCTGTCGGAAGGTTGGCAAGCATTTGCTCCAGCGCGGCCATGTCGTCGGCTTCCTGCTTCGATCTTATGTCATTGATCGCGGCCATGATGTCCTTCTTCCCGGCAATCATAGCATTGGCTTCTTCATGCGCCAATTTCTGCTTGTGATCTTCTTCCTTGTGCTGCAGGTTCTGCACATGTTTTTCTTGATCAGCCTGCAGTTTGAACTGTGATTCCGCCACCTTGATCGGGTCCGGTTCCGGCGGCTGCTCTGGTTCCGGCTGCATGTTCGGCAAGCCCGGCATCTGCATGAACTGCGCCGATGCTTGCGCGGCGAGCCGTCCGATATGATCGCCCATCGCGGGCGGGATCATGATGCCGGTTTCAGAGCCGGGGGCCTTGGCGTCGATCGACTGCGCCGGAACACCGAGCGTCTGCATGTGGCGCGCATAAAGCGCGGCCATGTGCTCAGCCATATGCGCCTTCATCACCGGCAGCAACATTTCCTGTGCTTCGAGATTGCCGCCGAAGCCTGGATGCATCATGAACGCCAGATGCACTTGGATATGCGCCATGTGATCCTGCTCGGGGAACACCTTGACCGGCTTGCCGACGAGGAACGCCTGGTTCTCGGAGACCGGATCGAGCGGCTGCATGGCCTCGTTGTTCAGCAGCATCTCGTCGACGCCGGGCATGCGCAGCGCTTCGAGCAATGCCTTGACTGTCGTGCGGCGGTCCATGATGCCGGGGTTCTCGACGGCGAGCTGATAGGCAGCTTGCGCCAGCGCCACGCGCTGTGTCTGCGAGAAGATGTTCGGATCGGAGACCGGCACGACGCTGACGCCGGGGGCGAAATCCTCCTTGAAGACCTCGCGCTCGTCGCCGTCTATATCGTAGGGGTAACCTTCATCAGGGATGAACTCGCGGGCGAGATCGTAGCGGATCTTGTGTTCATGCGCCGCGGAGTGATGCAAGCCGCGGTGAATGGCGGAGAAGACCTTCGAGCCCTGCTCGATCAGTGCAACGGTCGTGCCTACAGGAGAATTCGTCGGCGCATCGCCGGTGAGCGCCTCGGTCGTGGATGAAAACCGCTGTCCGGCCTCGACGAGGAACCCGAGCATCTGGAACAGCACATTGCTCGGCTCCTTGAACGGCGGCGTGAAGAACGCCTTCGACATGTCGTCGGCCGACACATCCACCGGCTTCCAGACACCGGGCTCGATCACAACCCGGCCTTCGCCGAGCTTCTTGCCTTCCTTGGTCTTGAAGCCGCCTTGCAGCGATGCCGTTGCCGCGCCATCGAGGATCACGCGCAGCGCGCCGGTCGCCGCCTCGCTCAATCCGCCGATCAGATGGAACAGGCCGAAATCGTAAATGCCGAAGCCGGGAATATACCCGTATTTCGTGAAATAAACCACCCGCTCCTTGAGCCGGTCGGTCTCTTTCCAGTTCCTGTAGACAGAGAGGATCTTGCGGCTGGCCTTGTCGATCGTGATCAGATACGGTAGCGCAACGCCAGTCTCGCGGCCGCTGTCGTTGACATCGGCAAAGCCGGGCAGGTCATACTCGATGGCGCATTCGTAGATCTCGTGACGCGCATCGTCGATATCGTCCTGAATGAGATCGATGTCGGTGGCGTTTGCTTTCAGCTCCCTGACTTCATCGTCAAGGTCGCCGGGCATCGGTGACGCCAGTTCGCAGTCGATCCAGAACCCGGCTGACATCAGTTTCCTGACCTCGTTGCGGGTCTTCATCATCCGGTGCGTAAAGCGCGGGCTTTCCTCAAGCGTCGATGCGCCGTAAGGGATGATCAGGTCTTCAGCGCCGACAAGCCGGCCGCAGGTGCGGTCAAGCGTGTAGTCACGCCAGGTCTTGATGAAGGCGCAGCCCTGATAGGGCACTGACATCAGCAGGCGGGACTTTTCGGCGTAATAGGGTTTGTCCTCGACGAGGCACTGGTAGTTCAGGTAATCTTCGATGCGCTGGGCGCGGGCAACCTTATCCGGCGTCTTCTCGCCGAGAACAGCGGCTTTGATCGGACCATCTGACGGCAGGATCTCGGGCAAGGCTCTGGCCCAGAACTGCACCATTGCCTCGGTGATCAGCGGATGCACCGCGGTCGAGGCGCCAGGGAACGGGCCGTCATCCATGTCGGATTCGTGCAAGCCCATCAGTTCGAGGCCGCGGCGGAACCGGTCAATCCACGGCTTGCGCGCTTCGATGTCGTATTCTATCTTGCGGAGGATGTCGTCGGCAATGCCGGCAAGCTCGCTGTCCCCCATATACATGGCGAGATTTTCGCCGAACTTAGGGTCAACCCTGGCGAACGGATCATCCTCGACGGCCACAGCTTCGCCGTCTATGATCTCGTAGAGATCGGGCAGCTTCTCGCCGGTGATGTCTATGGTGAGATCTTCAGCCATGTGGGATTGCTCCGGGGATTGAGCCCAGAGTGGAAAGGTTCTGCATGATGTGGAAGTGTGTTCCTAGTCTTGTGCGCTCATGGCTCTACAGGCTCCGTGAGCATGATGTGGCCCAGCGGATTCGCAAGAATGTTTTTGTTCGGGTCGAAGATGGCCAGAACATCAGGTTCAACGCAGCCGATAGTAATGAACGCTGCGTCTGGAAATGCATCAAGGCGCTGCTTCAGTTCTCCGACTGTGCAGCGATTGACCCTTTTTAAGCCGGTAATTGACGTGTCACTCATCACTTACCCTCGGCACGGCGCTCAGAAACAAGTTTGGCGATCTCGGGAACGAGTGGGATAACCTCTTCCGGACTGATCATCATCTTGCGGCCCTGCTCATCCTCAGCGTTGGTGAGGCGAACAGCAAGTTCCTCAAGATTTATGAAGAACTCGCTATGCCCTAGGATTTTGGCTGCTTCTTCGTTCATGCCTTGCCTTCCGCGCGGCGCTCCAGTTCGAACCGATGGCAGACCTTTGGCCCGTTGTCGCCATCCCATTCAACTGTTGCCCATTGGGATTCAGGATCGTACTTTCTGAGCGTGCCGACATACGCTGGGCGGCCGCGCAATTGCACTCTGTCGCCTCGCTCGGGAACGTTCGGTGGCGTTCTGCTCATGACTTACTCTCGTCGCTCATGACTTTTCTCTGTGCCTTCTCACCCGCTCCCGTGTCCGCTCCTTCCTGTCCGCACAGACAGGACATTCAGGCAGCACTTCGAACTTGCCTGGCTTCAATTGCGGAATATCGGCAGCAGTGATACCCTTCGCAATCAGTGGGCGCTGGCGGAGAAGATCATCAAGTGCATCGCAGACGCGCATTGTCACTTCGTTGCGAGGTTGGTTGCGCCGGAGAAACGCTAAATCCCTTTGTAACGTTACGTCGTCGATTTTGCTCATGATGTAACGTTACGGTGATTTGCGTAACGTTACAAGCGCTCAATTCAACGCCTCGCTTATAATATCCTGCCTGCGCCCCGTAGCGCGGCCATACAGCCTGCGGGACTTGCTTTCTTTAAAGGCTTGTGCTTCGAGTTCAGCGCGCTCTTCATCGTCCTGCGGTTCATCGAGCGGGACTTCCAGATGATAGCGCTGGCGGAGATAAACCAGCATTCCAGCCATCGTTCCGGCCAGAACGTCCTGGCTGCTGAACGGATACTGCGCCAACTCGGCGATGGCGTCTCGCGCCCATTTCTTGTCGGGATACCAGCAGCAGCCTTGCTCAAGTGGGATAGACGCATCGTGAGCACGAGGAAAACGTCCGGCCTCGTTGGGCTGATAACCGCTTTCCCATTCCTTGACCGAGACGCCAGACCGGCGCATTTCGTTCACAAGGCGCTCGGTCGCCCGGCGCTTCTCCATCAGGATCAACCCGGCATCGAACCCGCCCTTGGCAGCGGGACCGCCAAGCTCCCTAGCTTTGTGGATCAACTGCACAGCCGTCACCCTGTCGCGCCACGCCCCGAGCAGCATGACATGAGCGTGGCGGTATTCCCGTCCGTCTGGGCCTGTCGCATAGCCCTCAAAGATGCCCCACGTCGTACAGGCGGCCATCTCGATAAGCTCATCCTCTTCGACAGATGCCTGCCAGAACTGGACGATCTCCGTACATTCCGGCAGTTTCTGCGCGGCTGGCCACAGCCTCCATGCGGATCGCTTGAGGATTGCGCCCTCGTGAACCATAGCGGGCATAAGCTCTGTGATCGCCCAGACCATCGCATCAACCGGATCGGCGGTGATGTCGCCCTCAATCCCGTTCGGCGTGAACAATACCATCTGATCTTCGAGCGCAGCGTGCGTGCCAACATGGCTTACACGCCCTTGCCCGTAAAGGGATGCGATGGGCTCAGCCCTCGTGACCTTGCCGCGGCTTGCGTGAACGGTGATGACCGGGATCGTAGGCCGCTCAGCCTGAAGCACTGCCGTCACCATCGCGCCGCCCTGATTGATCTCAGCGACGATGACATCAGCTTCGTGCTTGTCGAATAAGGCTATTGCACGGGATGCCCAGCCTGACGGCCCGAGCCTGCAACTGCCATCTTCGAGAACATAGGCGCGGCCATCGATCCCGAGGCCAACCGCCACGATACCAGTCTCAGCCCCCTCTTCCGGCATCGGCTTGTTCGGATCTTTGATGCGCGGGTCAACACCGATGACCACACGTTGCATGTCCGGAAGTTTGCGGCCATGTGGCCAGCGGGATGCATCGATTTGCGCCCGCGTCCATAGTGCGCCCGGCACATCGTCAAGCATCTCTGCGTTCAGTTCCTGCCGGCCAAGGCGGGTGCCTTCATACCGGGCTTGCACCTGTCGAAGGAATTGCGGCGCTAGATTGGCCGCATTGTCCATTGTGCGGCCACGCGTGATGACCGTCTGAGGATCTGCGATCAGAGCCTTGATGATCGGCATCGGGCGCGGCGTTGTCGTTACGACTTGTCTCGGATCGTCGCCAAGGCGGAGGCCGAACTGGAGCATATCCCACGCCTCTTGAGCATATCGATATTTCGCCAGTTCGTCGCACCACGCCAGATCATGCTGGGGACCGCGAAGCTGATCCGGATCTTCGCCGGAATAGGTTGTGGCTACTGCTCCATTGGGCCAAGTAAGCCGTCTTTTGGACGGCTCGTAGATCGGACGCCAGTCTTTTGGGTGGCAAGCCAGGAGACCGCTGTCACCTTCGACGATGACATCGCGCGCATCGGCAGCAGTCTCAGCGACAAGAGCGACGCGGCTATAACGTCCTTTGGCAAGGGGCGTTTCGCCGCAAACCATATCTCGAATGAACTCGGCGCCGGTTCTGGTCTTGCCGTATCCGCGCCCTGCAAGGATGAGCCATGTGAACCACTCGCCAGGTGGCGGGAGCTGCTCTTCTCTTGCCCAGAATTTCCAGTCATGTTCTAAATGTTCAAGCTCTTCCGGAGACAGGCTGTTCAGCCAGGCTTCGCGTTTCTCGGTCGGCAGCGATGCGATTGAGCTTGCGTGATACGCTATCTCTGACATGCGTTACAGTGACGTTGACATTCTGGGTGCTCTCCACCTCGTGCTTGTCGCGCCAAAGCTCCTTGCGTCTGTTCTTGAGCCAGAAGATGGCCGCAGTTGTATCAGGCGGGACATGCTCAAGCGTCTGAGCGCGAACGACCTCGCCCTGATAATTGAATATCTTCTCACTTGCGAAGGTGTAGCCAGTGGCTCTATGGTACAGCGAAGCCTCAACCCGATCGTCGCAGGGAGCCTTGCCAACCTTTAGGGCTTCAGAAAACTCTACATGCTGTGCGCGCCAATAATGCAGGGTTGATTCAGCGACACCGAGCGCGGTTGCTATTTCCCGATCAGTCGCGCCAAGTTCTGCCATCTTCTGCGCGACTTTGGCGTACTGCTTCTGGTACGAAGATTTGCGACCACCACCTTTGTTCCCAACGGCGTTTTTGTTGCCCTTAGGCGCTGACATCAAACTTCCTCATCCATAAGCGATGGGCGTCCAACGGCTTGTGATCCATCAGGCTTTTTCGGCATCGAACACCAGTTCAGCATTGGCGAGCAGTCGCATGAGGTCACGCGCCATAGTCTCAGCGTCTTTCACTGCTTCAAAGCGAAGCTGCACCTTGTCTGTCGCTCCATCAGCCAGTTCCTCTACAAACTCAACGATGTAAGGCGCACCGTTCATACCGGATTCCTTGTGGATGTTGAGAGTGAGGTTCTTTGGCTTGGTGCGAAAGGTGACGGTTTTTGGTTTCAATTCCTCATCCTTGAGAGAAGCGCGGTGGGCACGCTCTGCATCAATCCGGCGCTGCTGTTCGCATAACAGTCTTTGCTGCATGGCGATGGTCCTGAAATTGGCGTCGATCACCTTCTTCTGCGTCAGGACAAGATCGACCTTCGTTGCCACAAGTTCAAGTAATGTGCGTTGGAGCCAGTAGGCTAGAAACTCACTCATCGGTTAAGCTCCTTGAGAGAGGCTCGCCAGCGTCGGTAGGTGATCTCGATAACGAGCCAAAACGCAGCCATGAAAATGAAGATCGCCCAGCCAAGGTATCCTGCTAGAGTCTCGCTCATTTACTGCTCCTTGCCCGGTGGATGGAGAGGCGGTCAGAACGGAATTTCATCGCCGGTTCCGGTGGATGGACTCAAATGCAGAGCGCGTTGACGGTCTCTAACCCCTCTCGGGACGGCCTTTACTGGTCGTTCCCTTGAAGGCTTTCGCGCTAATCAGGAAATACAGGACCGCGCATTTCAATTCCCTCGTGAAGCAAAATGCGCTTTCCGCATTTTGGTGAAACTGAATTCTGGCGGCGCTGTCGAGGTGGGTCAGGGGTGATAAATCAGTCCCACGCGAGCCTCGCATAACCCCGCCGCCAGAAACTTGCGCGGCCCGCTCCTGAAGCCCATACGGTGCTCTGTTGGATAAGCGGATGCCGCGACTTTGCGGGTGTGATTCTAACCTAATTACGTATATGCGCAAGAGTTTAGCGGCATCGGCGGAAATCAATCCACTGCTCAAGATTTGATATACAAATCCCAGCGGTTTTCATGCAGAACCGTTTGGAATGGTTCGCCGAGCGGCTCCTGCTTCTGCGCGAGCGAGTTCAGAAACCGAACAAGATCATGCCGCCACTTGATGCGGCGGTATAGCGCGCGTTGCTTCTCGGTCATGCTTTGCATCCGGTTTCCCACAATAGGCATCGGGCCACAAACCTTGCTGTGCTGATGATTATCTCGACTGCTTGTGAAGGTGCGACGTTGCCTTGGGGGAAGGCGGGCAAAAACTGAAAAGGGCGCAATTCGCCCCGTCAAGAAATGACAATATTTCGAAAGCGATTTCAAGTCAATAGCCGTGTCAAGAAAAATGTCAACTATTTTGCGCCCTGTGGATAACTCAGTAAGTATACCGATCTGCAAGTCTCGTAAAAAGGTTCTGGATATTCACAATTCCGGCGATTTTCGCATGTATCTTCACCTTGTTGAAGCCGGATCTGACAACGCCGATCTGCTCAGCCGACATTTCCGGTATCCTGCCCATATCGTATTGGGTAAGATCGGCGAGCAATTTGGCGTCACGGCGACCGAGATAGCGTTCGAGGATATCACGGCAACGCTGGAGCGCATAGTTTTCAAACATCGTCGGAACCTGGAATTCAACGTCACCGCCGTCTGTGAATTCTCCATAGCCAAACGTAATGCCGCCGCTCTTGCCCTCGGCGATGTCGCACTCGTGACGCCACGTTTTCCATGCGCGCTGCTGCCTGATGTCAAAATGCTTCTGGCTCCACAGGTCATGAAGGAACGTGCCGGTCTTGGGCTCAAATGCACGCTCGGCTTCGCCGTTGTGAATGACGGTCAGGATACACAGGTCCGCAAGCAGCCGGGTGCGATCCTTGATGCTGATGTCTGCGAAAGTTTTGACGATCTTCTGCTTTGCGGTCGTGCGTTTGCTCATTTCGGCTTGCCCTCGTCCTCATGCATGATACGGTATTCAAAGCTGATCGGACGAGGCCATTTGCGGGCGTCGCGGTCCATCGCATCCTTGGCAATCAGATAGCTGGCGTATCTGCCGAACCGGCTCCACATGTTGCGGAACCTGTGAGGACTGGCATCAAGCCGATACCACAGCACCCAAGGCTTCGCCCTCTTGACGCTGCGCTTCTGGCGATGCGTTTCGAGATCGTCCGGAGCGAATGTCTGCTGTTTGCTCATTCTGCGTCTGTCCCCTCGATTTCAGCCCGTATAGCCTCGGCGCGATCAACGCATTTTTGCCAGACATCGTCAGGACACGCAGGGAGAAACTGAAACGGCGCGCGGCCAAGTTCGTGCGCCACAACGACATGGGCCGCCAGTACACGACCGATTTCTGAGAAAATATCCTGCATCGTGTGCGCCTGCGACGCGATGTCAAATTCCTTGCATTGAGCAATCCAGTGTTCGCCTTCCGGAAAAAATGCTATGGTGAGTTTCATCTATCCATCACCTTCAAACATGTAGTACCGTTCTCGAACTTTCTGAGCCAAATCCGGGTTACTTTCATCAAGAAAGTCAGAAATTACTGTTGCAGCGCGGTGAAACCCCTTGTACCATTCTTCTTTGTACTTTCGTTCCTCGCCCCCAAGTTCACGGCATTTCGCCTCAATTTCCAATTCTTTGGGGTGCACAGGAATATCTGACCAGTGGGTGTAGCCGAATTCAGTACCGCGTGCCCTTGCGTATTGTGTATTTGAGACTGTATACAGATGGCCAACATCCGAAATGCACGGAAAAAGCAGTACCGCACGGTCGCCTGTTGGTGGGTCAGTTTTCAAATCTCGCCAGTCCATATTCCTCTCCCTCGCGTGTCTTACGGCTTGCTTCAGTCCGGTTATGATCTTTGAGCGCGCCACGGCTACAGCCCCGCGATCTTCGGGCGCTTGCGGATGTTTACCCCCGCGCCAATGCC